TTCCAAATATTTTGTAAAGTCTCTAATTGGCTTGACCTTGTTGATTATTTGTAATGGTATGTTAATTTTTTTGTCAGACCACAAACAAAAAACAAATCTTATAAATTGTACAAATTTTTTTGGAAAAAAATCATTTAGAACTTCCGTTAATGTTACAAAAGAACCCATCGTTTCTGCTGCTGACCATTTTGTACAATCACCATTTACATATCTAAGTTTTAATTTTTTTTGATATGCTTCTTTATATGCATCATTTAACATTGTTTGTATAGCTATCATTTTTTTATCGCCAGCCATTGAAATTGCTTCATGTTGTGATTTTTCAGCTAATAAATTAAATGTTTTCTCAACAATTCTTGCAAAAGCTTTTGCTAATATGTTCACAACATAAAATTCTCTTTTTGCGCCATATTGTGATTTTATACAAATATCTGCTTCAACAAGAACTTCTTCATTTTCCATGAAATATTTAATGAGATCTTCCATTATTTCAATGGTGGGATTTTTTTCCAAAATATCAAGTAATGTCTCCCAAACCTTTTGCCGAATTTTTGTTTTGTAATACAAAGAATCATTTTTTATCTTAAATCTTTTCAAAGCGTCATCAGATATTTCTTTCAAAAATTTTTCTTCTTCATTCATTTTAACAATTTTTTTAATATATCTTTTTTTGTCGTTACTCTGAGCTTTAATTTCTTCCAATTCCCTATTTAAGCTGTGGATAACAGACTTTGTACTAATTAATTTTGAAACTGGTTCGTTTAAAACATTATTCATGATTTGTTTGGAATTAAAATTAAGATTGTTTAAATATTCTTTAAAAGAATGCTTTATTATATCAGAAGAATAACCAATTTCACAATCACACATCAAATAGTTTTTGTAATCAGAATAGCTTTTCATTTTTCCTTTTTTCCAATCTTCACTGGCTTCATCATATTTATTCTGATAATCTATTATTGTTTTTAAAGCTTTAACTTGTTCATGGAAACTTGAAGCTGGTTCTTTCATTGTTAAGACATAAACAAAAATTTCTTCTACCAGTTCATTAATATCATTTTGTCTGAAGTCTGTCCATAATGAGGGTAAATTTATTATTCCACCAACACTTGATATTTTCCTTGTTTCATCTTTATATTCAGGTAGTATTATTTTTATTTTTTCCTGTCGTGAC